AAACGGAACCGCTCACTAGAGGGATTGTTATCTTCGGTGCTACAGGAGACCTGTGCAAGAAGAAACTAATTCCTGCTTTATATAAACTCTGGCAGAAAGAACTTCTACCAGAGAATTTTCTTATCACTGGAAGTGCCAGGAGAGAACCAACTGCAGAAATGTGGAAACAGTCTCTTGGTGAATATCCAGCTGATTTCTTACAGCATTTAGATTATCAATGTGCTGATCTGGACAATGTTGAAACATTGAAAAATTTACCAGAGTACATTGATGACATGACATATTTTCTGTCCGTACCGCCAGAACGCTATGAAAATGCTATCATCAATCTCAAAGAAGCAGGATGTCTCGACGACCCAGACCACTCCCGTTTGGTTGTGGAAAAACCCTTTGGGCACGATTATAAATCTGCTCATCATCTACAGTCTGTGGTTGAGCGACACCTACGCGAGAAACAAGTCTATCGTATTGACCATTATCTTGGTAAAGATACTGTCAATAATATTCTTGCTACAAGGTTTAGCAATATTCTTCTTGAACCACTTTGGAACAGGCAACACATAGAAGAAGTACAGATCTTTGCAACCGAAACATTTGGTTGTGATGGTCGAGCACAATACTATGATACTGCAGGTGCAGTTAGAGATATGCTTCAAAACCATATCTTACAGGTGTTTTCCCTGATCGCTATGGAACCTCCTTGTCGAATGGATGCAAGAGAGGTTCGTCGTGAGAAAACAAAAGTTCTCGCTGCTACTAGATTGGGGAGGGATACAATCCTTGGACAATACGAAAAATATAAAGATGAAGAGGGTGTTAATCCTAACAGTCACACTCCTACCTTCGTTGCTGGTACTCTTTACTGTGATAACTGGCGTTGGCAGGACGTTCCTTTTCGCGTCATGACTGGTAAGAACATGCCCTATGGGTGTGTTGAGGTTGTGATCAAACTTAAAGCCCCACCGCTAAAACTATATGAAGGTGAAGTTGGTGATCGCATTGTTATGCGTTTACAGCCTAATCCCCATCTTGATATTCGTATGGACATTAAGTCACCTGGACTTAACAATGAGTTGGAACTAGCAACTCTTACCCATGCATATCCACAGGATAGAGCAATTGATGGTTACGAGAAACTTCTAAATGATACTATTAATGGAGATCAATCTAATTTCGTCCACGCTGACGAAGTTATGGAATCCTGGAGGATCGTTGATGATCTTCTCTGTACTGGTGACAAGTGTGCCATTCGTACTGTTCCTTATATCTATCTCCCAGGAACATGGGGACCACAACACATGACTGAAAGAATTACCAGTTGGGATTATCCAGCATGACAACAATATTCATATTTGTTTTCATAACGTTGTTAACTCTTGGTATGGAACTAACATGGCCAATTAAATACAGAGGGTAACATGCATACAGTTCAACTGCTCGTTAGATCAGTTATGCAGACTCCATGGTGCTTAGGTGTCATGGGGTTCTTTTTGGTTTTTGTCCCTGTATTGGGGATGTGGGCAGTCCACCATTATGGTTGGGAACACTGGGAACCATTTGACAATAAGCACAAGGAGTGATATACTAGTAGGACTCAACCTCTACCTATGAATCTAAAAGTAATACAATTGAATACAGGTGATTATATTATCGCTGATGTTGAACAACTCGAAGAAGAACCTTCTTGTTATCTCAAGAACTGTTATCAGATCGTTGATGGTAATCTCCATGAATGGCCTATGTACAGTTCTGAACGAGAAGCACTAATCTTCTCTGATAGAATCGTAACCATATCCGAACCCCACCCTGATATCGTCAAACAACTGCCTTCATGAAGTTCTACACTAACGTCCAACTTGTCGGAAACACTATCCTCTATCGTGGATATGAGTATGGGGAACGTGTAATTCATCGTGACTCTTTTTCTCCGACGTTGTTCGTAACCGCTAACAAGGAAACGAAACACAAAACACTGGATGGTAAGAATGTAAAACCGATCAAATTTGAATCTGTTCGTGAAGCAAGAGACTTCATGAAACGGTATGATGGTGTTCAAGACTTTGATGTCTTTGGATATGAACGCTTTTTGTATCAGTACATGTCTGACAAGTTTCCTCAAGAGGAGATGAAGTTTGATATGTCTGTGATGAATATCATGTCTCTTGATATTGAGGTTGAGTCTGAGAACGGATTCCCCAATGTTGAAGATGTTGCTGAGAAAGTTCTTTGTATCACTGTCAAAGATTTCAACTCAAAGCAACTGATCACTTGGGGTGTCCGTGAGTATGATAACAAGAGAGATGATGTAAACTATATTTGTTGTGATAACGAAAGGGATCTTCTGCTGAAGTTTCTTGACTATTGGGTTCAGAACACACCTGATGTCATCACTGGTTGGAATGTATATCTTTATGACATTCCATACCTTGCTCGTCGTATTGACCGTATCCTTGGTGAGAAATACAAGAAGTCTCTGTCTCCTTGGAATCTAATTCAAGAACGTGAGATCTATATTCAAGGTCGTAAGAATCTTGCTTATGACCTTGCAGGTGTTTCTTGTCTCGACTATCTGGATCTGTATCGTAAGTTCACCTACACCAATCAGGAATCCTACCGTCTCGATCATATCGCTATGATCGAATTGGGTGAACAGAAACTAGATCACAGTGAGTTTGAGAACTTCAAGGACTTCTATACCTACAACTGGCAGAAGTTTATTGATTACAACATTCATGACGTAGAACTTGTTGACCGTATGGAAGACAAGATGCGACTGATTGAATTGTGTTTGACGATGGCATATGATGCACGTCAGAACTATGAAGATGTATATTCTCAGGTAAAGACTTGGGATAACATCATCTTCAATTTCTTGAGGAAGGACAATATTGTTGTTCCTCAGAAAACAAATCATAAGAAAGACTCTGCATACGCTGGTGCTTATGTCAAGGAACCGATTCCTGGAAGCTATGATTGGGTGGTCAGTTTTGATCTTAATTCCCTGTATCCTCATCTTATCATGCAGTACAACATCTCCCCCGAGACACTACAAGATACTCGACATGATTCGGCAACCGTCGATAAGATATTGAGTAAACAGTGCATCATTCCTGGTCCGTATGCAGTTTGTGCAAACGGTGCTCAGTATCAGACTGATGTTCAGGGATTCCTTCCCAAACTGATGTCTCAGATGTATAATGATCGTGTTGTTTTCAAAAAACGGATGCTTGCCGCAAAGCAAGCATACGAACACAAACCAACAAAAGAACTAGAAAAAGAGATTGCACGTTGCAACAATGTGCAGATGGCGAAGAAGATTTCTCTGAACTCTGCTTATGGTGCCATCGGTAATGAATACTTCAGGTATTTCAAACTTGCAAACGCAGAAGCAATCACTTTGTCTGGTCAGGTTTCGATTCGTTGGATTGAGAACAAGATGAATGAGTATCTAAATACTCTGTTGCAATCAAAGGACATCGATTATGTTATCGCATCAGACACTGATTCGATCTATCTTAATCTCGGACCTCTTGTTACTAAATTTTTTAGTAATAAGTCTGACAATAAAACAGCAATTGTGGGGATACTTGACAAGATCTGTCAAGAAAAACTGGAACCTTTTATTGAGAGTTCATATCAAGAACTTGCAGATTACGTTTCGGCATTTGACCAAAAGATGCAAATGAAACGTGAGAACATCGCTGACCGTGGTATCTGGACTGCAAAGAAGAGATACATTCTTAATGTATGGGACAGTGAAGGTGTTCGTTATGAAGAACCCAAGATGAAAATCATGGGTCTTGAAACTGCAAGATCATCCACACCTGCTTTCTATCGAGACAAACTCAAGAAAGCATTCAAAATTATCATCAACAAATCAAATGATGAACTGATTCAATTCATCGATGATGTAAAACAAGAAACCAGGAAGAGAGATGTCGCTGAGATTTCTTTCCCTCGTGGTTTGAATGGATTGTCCAAGTATGCATCCAGTTCTGATCTGTATGCTAAAGGAACTCCAATCCACGTTCGTGGTGCGATCCTATATAATCATCATGTCAAGAAGATGAAACTGGGTCACAAATATCCGATGATTCAGGAAGGTGAAAAAATCAAATTCTGTTATCTGAAGAAACCAAACCCGATCGGGGAAAACGTCATCGCTTATCTCCAGACGATGCCGAAAGAATTTAATCTGGAGAAATACATCGACTACACCACACAGTTCGAGAAGAGTTTCCTAGAACCACTAAGAAACGTTGTTGAAACTATTGGTTGGCAAGTCGAAAGAAAAGGATCACTTGAAGCATTTTTTGTATAGTAACTATGTCATTTTTAAAATCTGTTATTTCGGAGTTGGACAATGAGTTTGCATCTGTTGCCGAAGACGGCATCGCCGCTGGGGATTGTGATTCGTTTGTGGACACTGGCGCTTACATCTTCAATGCTCTTGTGTCTGGCAGCATTTTTGGTGGTCTCCCATCAAACAAAATCACTGCACTCGCAGGAGAATCCAGTACAGGTAAAACCTTCTTTGCCCTAAGTATTGTCAAGTATTTCCTGCAACAGAATCCAACTGGTCAGGTCATTTACTTTGAATCTGAATCTGCAATCACCAAGGGTATGCTTGCTGATCGTGGTATTGATGTCAAACGTATTGGTCTAGTTCCTGTTACCACTGTTCAGGAGTTCAGGACTCAGGCAATCAAGGTTGTCGATGAGTACATGAAACTCAAGAAGAAGGACCGCCCACCCCTGATGTTTGTTCTTGACTCTCTTGGTATGCTATCTACCACTAAAGAGGTTGAGGACGCTACTGCAGGTAAGGAGACGCGAGATATGACCCGTGCCCAAGTGGTCAAGTCTATCTTCAGAATCCTATCTTTGAAACTGGGTCAAGCTGGTATTCCCTTGATCGTCACCAACCATACCTATGATGTTGTGGGATCTTATATGCCACAGAAAGAAATGGGTGGTGGTTCTGGTCTTAAGTATGCCGCATCTACAATCATCTATCTGTCCAAATCTAAGGAGAAGGATGGTACAGAAGTTGTAGGTAATATCATCAAATGCAAAGCATTTAAATCACGATTCACAAAGGAGAACTCTCTTGTCGCAACACGTCTTTTTTATGACGAACGTGGACTTGACCGCTATTACGGATTACTGGAACTGGGTGAGAAGTATGGAGTCTTCGAGAAGTCAGGGAATCGCTACAAAATTGGTGAATCTTCTGTTTATCCTAAATCTATTCTCGCTGATCCAGAGAAGTACTTCACGCCAGAAGTGATGCAAGCCCTTGACGAAGCTGCTAAGAAGGAGTATAGTTACGGTAGCTTTGAGTAAGTATGAAGATTGAATCCAAGATTCTGTGTCACCTTATCCATGATGAGAAGTATCTGAGGAAAGTTCTGCCTTTCCTCAAGGATGTATACTTTGAGAATCTCAGTGAGAAGATTATCTTTGAAGAGATTAACAACTACATGAATGAGTATGACGGTGTTCCTAACAACAGCGTCCTCAAGATTGAACTTGAAAAGAGGAAAGATATTTCTGAAGATGTCTTCAAAGAATCTGTCACTATGTTGGATGGTCTTCGTATGGAGAAGACTGATCCACAGTGGTTACTTGACACTACAGAGAAGTGGTGTAAAGAAAGAGCAGTCTATCTTGCTCTGATTGAGTCTGTCAAGATCGCTGATGGTCGCGACAAGACTAAGAATCGTGATGCTATTCCATCCATTCTATCAGAAGCACTAGGAGTCTCATTCGATGATCACATTGGTCACGACTATCTCTCGGATGTTGAGGAGAGATACGAGTTCTACCACAAGAAAGAAGACAAAATTCCATTTGATCTGGACTTCTTCAACCGTATCACAAAGGGTGGTCTTCCTAACAAAACTCTCAATATTGCTCTTGCAGGTACTGGCGTGGGTAAGTCTCTCTTTATGTGTCATTGTGCCGCTGCTGCTCTTAATCAAAGTAAAAACGTTCTCTATATCACGATGGAGATGTCTGAAGAGAAGATTGCTGAACGCATCGACTCCAATCTCCTGAACGTAAACATCAAAGATCTGGTGGATCTTCCCAAACAGTTGTTTGAAACTAAGGTGGAGAAAATTGCAAAGAAGACACAAGGAACTCTCATCATCAAAGAGTATCCCACTGCCTCGGCACATGCAGGACACTTTGAATCGCTACTTAACGAACTATCTCTTAAGAAGGGTTTTTCGCCCGATATTATTTTCGTTGATTATCTCAACATTTGTTCTTCAAGTCGATTTAAAGGTACTATCGTTAATTCATACACCTTTGTCAAAGCTATTGCAGAAGAGCTTAGAGGTCTTGCTGTGAAGTGTAATGTCCCTATTGTATCTGCAACGCAGACCACTCGTTCTGGTTATGGTAATTCTGATGTCGAACTCACTGACACTTCTGAATCTTTCGGTCTGCCTGCTACTGCTGATCTTATGTTTGCTTTGATCTCTACAGAAGAACTTGAAGACATGAATCAGATTATGGTCAAACAGTTGAAGAATAGATATAATGACCTCAACATGAACAAAAGATTTGTTGTAGGTATTGACAGGGCGAAGATGAGATTGTATAATGTAGAGGCCAGTGCCCAGGGTAACATTATTGACTCTGGTAGAGATTCCGAAACTATGGAATCTCTTGATAATAAAATTCGTAATTTTGAAGGTTTTAAAGTATGACTGTAAACACTGACGCTTATCTTGAATTTGTAGATGCCGTCACTTCAATCCAGAGTAAAGATGCTGATGCCTTTGAGTATCGTATTCAAGAACTGAGGGGAGAGGGATTTGAAACTTGGAGACTCTTGACTGCTGCTGTGGGTATGTCTGCAGAAGCAGGTGAGTTTACTGAAGTAGTAAAGAAAATTGTCTTCCAAGGTAAACCTGTCAACGAAGATAATATGTTTCACCTGAAACGTGAACTGGGTGACATCATGTGGTATGTTGCTCAAGCATGTATGGGTCTGAACATTTCACTCGATGAAATTATTGAGATGAATGTTGACAAACTCAAGTCTCGTTATCCTGGTGGTGAATTTGATGTTCACTACTCTGAGAATCGTCAGGAGGGTGACGTATGAATCTCTTCGCACAAGCTCAACTTGACCTAGTAGATGCTTGGAACATGAGTTGGGAAGAGGGCATCCAGTTCATCATTGTTCTGGTTGGTCTATATTATGTCAAGAAAAGGTTGGACTTGCATTTCGCTAGGAAACAAGCAAAGACAACTATTTACAAAGTAAAAATTGTAGAGGAACAATGACTAAAAAACAATTCGTAAATTCTAAGGGTGACACTTGGGAATGGGAAGAAACTCCTGAGACTAAGGAAGCACTTAAAAAGATGTGGAAACACATTGCAGAACTTGAATTGAAAGCACCTGATTATGGGGTAGGAAAATGAAGGACGAACCGATTACAGTTGAAGACTATAAACTAGTCTCGGATGAGTTCTTTCAGAAGTACAACTATGTAGCAGATCGTCTTGGTCCTACAAAAAAAGCGGAAGACATTCTAAAAGTAATGGAATCGCTGAGTGGTGCAGTTATGAAAGAACGAGTGAAAGAAAAGGTCGGACCTTTTGGATTCAACAAAAAAACAGAAGACGATGACAGCACTGATTGAACCTACTGATCCTAGATACTTCAGACAAACCTCTAACAAACCATACGATCGTCACACCTACAAAGTTGTATTCAGAAATAAAGTATACAAGTTTGATAGTTGGGACGAAGCAGTTGGTTGCTGGTTTGAGAAAAAAGACCTGGGTCAGTTCAGGACTATTGAAGTCTTAGATAGGAAAAAGAAACGATGAATGCTTGGGCACTTGCTGCTTCTATTTTGGATGGAACATTCGATGAGGAATATCCAGTGATAGAAAACAAAGATAGATTCAAGAAGTTTACTTTTGGTGGTCGTGAAGTAACTCCTATCCATCTCCTCTTGCTCTTGGGTGAGATGGAAGGAGTCTATCAACATCTCAAGTATATGGGATTTGAGGAGGATATGAATAGTATGGAGGAGTTGAAAAAGAAATACTATAAACTGTACTTCCAGAAGGTAAGGGAAGAAAAGGGATCTAAATAAGAGGGTAAGGACCCTCTTTTTTCATGCCTGAAGCACTGGGAAAATTAACATACTCAACTCTTAAACGAAGAGCCGGAAGAACTGATAAATTCCTTGAGAAACTCAGGGAAGGGGAGGACTTTGTTTTTACTGACGGTACTGCATCAAAATTAGATGGTGTCATTGTTGGTACTGGTACTGGAACCACATATACAAAAGATGATACCGAAACATTAAAAGTAATTTTTGATAATAACGATAAACTAACTTTAAAATTAAAAGTTGGTGCTTCAACAAAAGCTTTTGGTACTCTTGCAAAAACAGCAGAATTTGGTGGACAATCTTCTAGTTCTTCTTCAGCAGCAGTTGGAGGAAAAGTAACTGAAGTTCTTAGTGAAATTGGATTTTGTTTTTACTATGCACTACAAGAAAATGGTCATCTAGATGATTACAATTTGGAAGTGTGGTCTACAGTAAATAATGTAGCTACATTTAAATCACTATGTTCGACATATAGTGGTGTTCCAAAAATGTTGAAGTTTCAATATAAAGATGTAAAAGATATTAATGCTAGAATTGGAACCATGTATTCTTTTTTGAAGGATCATGGTTGGGATGAAGTCTTAAGAACTCAAGTAAGTGCCTTTAAAAGAAAATATCCATCTGTAAACTCTAGTTATTATCTTGCTAGACCTTCTGCTATACCAGATGCATTCAATCCATATTCTACATATAGATTGATTAGTGGTACTGTGAAAGACTATGCAGGATTGTCTAGAGCTATTGGCGAAGATAAATGGAATCCAGCTGATTTCTGGATCTTCAATGATAAAGGTATAAGATTTATGCGTCAGTGGAATGATAAATCGAAACGACTAAGGAGTTTAAGGACAGAGAACTATAGCGTTAGTTATATGAATCTTGTTAATAAACAATTGATTAATTTGTACAAACAAGGTTTAGTATATCCAGTTTCTCTGAAGAGAACATCTGGCACTCCGAACATCAAAGAAATTAATAGTGGAAGAGATGAGATATCTCAAATTGTAGAGTATGATAGAGTCGAACTTTCAAATACAAATTTGGATGTTCAGATTTATTTTACTGTTAAAACTTACGAAGAGAGATCTTTAATATCTACTAAAAATTTGAAAGCAAAAATGAAAACCAAAGCAGGTGGTTTTCGACTTGAATTGGAGGAAGCTTCTGGTGGTTCTGCAAGACACGGATCTATTGGTATGGGACTGCAGGAATTTATTATCAAAGACACATCTGATCGAGGAATTAATAGACTGGAAGATATTAGGGGAGACGCAAAGTATAATAATATAAGAAATGAATTCCCAACCAGAGGTGCTAGACACTGGTTGGGGACAACTGACTATATTTCATCTAGAAATATTGAAACACTGATTCCGTATTTAAGTGAATTGATGTCTGAAGTTAATTCTACTGGAGCCGATATTGGTGCATTTACTAATAAGTATTCTGGATCTGAACAAATTGGAACAAAGATTGGCGCTGCAGAACTTGCAGTATCAATCGCCAAAATTGTGAATAGATATTCTAGAGATATTGTTATGGAAAATTTATACAATGCAGCTGGATCACAGGGTATTGCAGCTGGTGTATCTCAGTCACAATTAGATAGGAGAAGACAACTATTGGGAATGTCGGAAGACGATGTTATCACAATTGTTAACGATACAAAGGCACTGAACGCAGTCTTTCAGGCTGGGTTCCATTTAAAAATTATGTGACCTTGACAAAACGCTAAAAGTCTGGTAGGATACAGTCATGGCAAAAAACACTCACCTCGAACACTTAGAAGACGACATCCTCAACAATGGTAGTGAGGGTGGTAAAGCTGCTGTCGCTTTCTTAAGATCTCTTGGGGACATGCTATCTCAGGGTGACGGTAGGATGAAAGTTACTACTAAATGGGATGGAGCTCCTGCTATTATATGTGGGACTGACCCAACAGCTAATGTATTTTTTGTTGGTAATAAATCTGTTTTTGCAAAAACATCACCTAAAGTTTGTTATAATGATGCGATCGTAGATAAGTATTATCCCGCTAGTGGATTGAATTCTATCTTGAAAGATTGTTTGAAGTATCTTTCAAAATTGAATATCGAAGGTGTAATTCAAGGAGACTTACTTTTTACTGAAAATACAAAAACAATTGCTACCGTTGGCGGAAAACGCTGTGTAGTATTTCAACCAAACACTATTACATATGCAATCCCGCTTGATACAGAACTTGGTCAACGTGTTAACACTTCTAAAATTGGTATTGTTTTCCATACCACTTATAATGGTTCTTCTCTACAAGGGATGTCTGCAGGATTTGGTGTCGATGTATCTCCGTATCAGGGACATGATGATATTGCTGTGTTCTCTTCCGACTTCAGTGACGCAAGTGGTGCTGCAAATTTCAATATGGCGGAACTGAGAACGTTCAAGATGTCTATCAATAAGGCAGAAGGTTCTCTGAAACAAGCATCTAGATTCCTGGATGCAATGGCTGGTACTGATCGATATTCTTTCAACGTTATCTTCAAACAGTTTTTCAATACTTATATTCGCGCTGGTAGGTCTATTCCTTCTGTTAATACTGTGGTTGCAGATTTTGCTGCATACTATGAAAAACTCATGGACACTGAGATTCAGAAGAAGAAAACTGACTCTGCAAAGAACAAGTGGATCAAAGTTAAAACAGATGGTTTGAAGTTTATCGCTGCAAACAAACAGTCTATCTACATGACTGCTGCATCTTACAAGAACTTGACTGCAGCAAAACTGATTGTGATCCGCAAACTAGAGAAAGTCAAGGACATTGGTACGTTCTTGAAGGACGGAAATGGATATAAAGTTACCGCACCAGAAGGTTTCGTTGCGATTAAATCTGGTCGTGCTATGAAACTAGTTGATAGACTTGAGTTCTCGGTTGCGAACTTCACGGTGGACAAAAATTGGGACAAATAAATAATATGGTAGAAACCATTTGAGGTTTTGGATGAAGTCGTTTAGCAATTTTTTCGGTGAGGCTCGTACCAAAGCAGGAAAGGAAGCTGAGAAGAAGGGTTTAGTTCACACAGGTAAAGGATATTACGCCGATAAGAATGGTGCTATTGTCGCCAAAGCTGAAGGTGGTGAAAGACTAGTCAATCTCTCTGCGAAAGAGAAAGCAAGTCTTAAGAACGGATCTCCTTTGATGCCTCCGCAATCTGCTGCGGATGTAGAAACGATGCAACAGATGGCGTCTGGTCTTCAGTCAGTGAAGGGTGGACAAGAACAACCTGCAGCCGAAGAAGAACCCAAAGCGGAAAAAGAAAAAGGTGATGAGGAAGAAGCACTAGTACCTCGTAATGAGGGTGGTGGTGAAATCGTCATTACTTTTGGTCGCTTCAATCCACCTCACGTTGGACATGAAAAACTCATCAATAGAGTTGCTGATGAAGCACATTCTAGTGGTGCAGACTATATGATCTACCCAAGTCATTCAAACGATCCTAAAAAGAATCCTCTGGATTTTGGAACTAAGTTGAATGCCATGCAACACATGTTCCCTAGTCACGCTTCTAACATTGCAAATGATCCGCAAAACGGAAGAAACATTTTTGATGTTCTGAAGAATCTACATGCACAGGGATATGATAGCGTGAAGGTTGTCGTTGGCGATGACCGTGTAAAAGAGTTTACTAATATGACTTCCAAATATAATGGGAAGACATACAACTTTGGTAAACTTGACGTTGTAAGTGCTGGAGAAAGAGATCCTGATTCCGATGATGTAGAAGGTATGTCTGCATCTAAGATGAGAAAAGCGGCAATGGAAAATGACTATGACGCTTTTAAGAAAGGTCTACCTAAAGATATGGCATCGAAGGAAGCAAAAGCAATCTACATGCAGTTGCGTCGTTCAATGAATATCGATGAACAAACTTGGGAAGTTGCTCCTAAGTTGGAAGAAGAAAATCTCCGCGAAGCATATCGCAATGGTGAAATCTTCAATGTAAATGACATTGTAGAGAACCTCAACACTGGTGTAATCGGTAGAATTATTACCCGTGGTACAAACTATGTCATCGTAGTTGATGAGGAAAACAGAGTCTTCCGCAACTGGATCAAAGATCTTATGGAAGTCCATTGGGAGATCGGTACTGATGAATACCGCAATGCAGTGATGGCATTGACTCCTGGTCAACCTGTGGTTGATTTTACAAAAAACAAAATCACACTAAATAGTAAAAAAACGAGCAAAAAGAATGGACTTAAATAAGTATTCTTCATATCTTTCACTCGATCCTTCTGCACTCTATGCTGCACAAAGATTGGTAGAAAGAGTTGTTAGATATCATGGCGATGAATATGAAGCCATGGTTCAAGAACTAGAGGAGTCTCTACATGGTAAGACTCTAGAGTATGCAATGGAACTCTTTGAGGAGAGAATTGCTGAAGGTCTAGAGTACATGGGTGTAAAGATTGCATTCAATGGTAAGACTTACAGTGCTCCTACTGTTGGACTCTATGGTGTTAAGTCGAAACCAGAAATTAAATCTGGTATCAAAGCAAAGGTTCTCGCGAGAAACGAAAGAGAACAGAAAGAAGAATACGAAGTCTCTCTTGCTGACAAGAAAGGTAATACTCAGGCTTATAAGAATTATAAGGCTGGTATGAAGAATAAGTTGACTGGTAAACCTCTATACAAAGCAGGTAAAGGTGTTGAAGAAGCACTTGATCCTGTAGGTCAGGAAGACGGTGATGTCAACAACGACGGTAAGAAGGACAAGACCGATAAGTATCTGAAGAATCGTCGTCGTGCAATCAGCAAGGCAATTGCTGCAAAAGAAGATTTTGAAATCGAAGCACTAGTTGATTACTTTGTAACCGAACAGATCGCTAAGAGTCCAGAAGAACTCGACGAGATCATGTTTGAGATCGATGAGGATCATACCGAGTACTTCCTTGAGAAAGCAATGGAACTCAAGGGTAAGAAGAAAGGTAATGTAATCATTAATCCTAAGACGGAGAAGATGCAAGAAGAGGAACAGTCTGGTCAAGAAAAGACTCAACTTGCAAATCAAAAGAGAATGATGGCGAAGAAACATATGATGGATCGCCAGAAGATGCAACTCAAGAAACAGGGTAAACTCAATGTCAACGCTGAAAGTGTTGAGATGGTTAATGAGGTAGATTACTCTGGTGCTCCTGCAAAGAATGATGCTGAGTCTGAGAAGGCAAAACAGTATCCTACATTCGCTGAACTGAAGGCAAAACTTGCACAAGCAGGTGATCCTGCAAAGGGAATTCCTGCTGATACTCAACTACCACAAACTTCTTTAAAGAAAGAAGAGGTAGAAGATATCGAAGAACTCTACAAGGGTAAGCACGGTCAGTCTGAGAAAGAGTATCAGGATGGTCGCTCTGATGGTGGTAAGATGGTATCAGGTGACAGCAAGGGAAGTGGTGCTTCGTACTCCTCCCGTGGTGTCAAGAACACTGGTCCTAATCCTGCAGGTGGATCTAAGAAACCTCAGGGTCAAGGTCGTATGACTTCTGGTGCTCGTGCTGATCTTCAGTATCGCAAAGCAAACATGAAGGCGAAGAAGGAAGAGTTTGAGATGGATGAGGCAACTTATCCTCAGGATTTCAAAGGTGGTTCTGTAGCAAAAAAGAAAACAGGTAAACCCAATGCTCAGGGTGACTATGGTAAGAAGGACATCAATGAAGAAGAGGCAGATCGCCTGAGAGACCAACGCATGGAGCGTGGTGGTGTTGACGGTAACACCAATTATAGAAAGGCACCAAAGTTTGCAGCTGGTCCTACTGGTGGTAAGAAAAAGAAGTATGATGGTATGTCCGCACTTGATAGAGTGAAGTCAGATATTCGCGCCAAGTATGGTAAGGGTGCGATTATGGATACTAAGAAGAAGTGATACTAAATAGTGTGGCTCGCAATATTTGAGGCACACTATTATGTTATCTTTCTTACTACCATTCGCATACAAAATTGTTGACGCTGCAGTTGCCAAAATCCCTGATGATGAGGAACTGGGCGAAAAACTACTTGACATTTGCTTACTCATTCTAGGTAAAGCAGTCAAACTGACAAAGACTGATATGGATGATCAGCTTTTAGAAGCTGTCACCAAAGCAATCAAAACACGCGAGGAAGCGTGACTTGAGGGGGCATACGCCCCCTTTTGTTATAAATAAATTATAGGAATACAAACTTATAAGGAAGTCCAATGGCAATTTACGGAACAATCGATGCCGCAACTTTTGCAAACAATGTAGCTGTCACCTCTGGTAACGCTACCGTCACTAAGAACGCTGCTGACACAGTTGCGGAAGGTGATGTCCTTGAATTGGGTGGAGTTGCTTACATCGTAAGAACAGTTACTAGTACTACTTCAATCGAACTGCATAAAGCATATGCAGGTTCTACCAACAATGCCCTCTCTGGTGCAGTTCGTAGAACTCCTCCTAAGTCGGTTGCTGAGTTTGTCGTCAAGGGTGGCGACAGTAACACTGATTGGGAAATGATCTTTGTTGATAGCACTGAGAAGGATGTTGCATCCAACAAATCTCGTGGTATCACTGGTCCTGGTTGGTGGTTGTACAGATCGTACACTGATGTATCGGGTAGAACCCGTCATAAAGCAGAATGTCTCGCATTCGTTCACGCAACTGCTGCTGCAGCCGGTGACGACGCTGATGACACCATCGCAGCAGATGTAATCGAGACCATCACCATTGGTACTCAACCTGCTAACGCAACAACTTCTAGTGGTGCCGCAACCTTCACTGTTGCTGCAACCGCATCTGCATCTGGTACTCTTGCGTATCAGTGGCAGAAGAGAACCAGTTCTGGTGGTAGATTCTCCAACGTCTCTGGTGCAACTAGTGCATCTCTCGCGTTGACTGGTCAAACCGCCGCTGCTGATGGTAATCAGTATCGCGTTAAGATTACCACCTCTAAGGGTGCTGCAGAAGTTACATCTAGTGTCGCAACCTTGACCTTCGGTTCTTGATAATTTGATTTTATAATATGAAGTTTAATGAGTTGAATGAGGATAACTTTCTGTTATTCGCTATAAAACATTATGACAACCCACAATGTGCTACGAAAGATGACTTCTATGAAGATCTGAAACGTTTTAAGTACATCAAGAGACTATTCAAAAGATACGTCAAAACTGGTGTACTTAAAACACATCTTTTGTTAAATCACATCATTGTTGTTTATAACATCTTTGGTGATGCTGGTACTCCTCTCTTGTTTTTTAAACTAGAGTCTGAGTACTGGTCTCCGCTAAAGTCTTTTATGGTATATCTTGATCGTATGGGTGATCAAGATTTGACTCAGGTTAACGTTGATGAACACTGTTTGGAAGAGTTGAAGAAGATATGACAATTGCAAACTCTGCTGGTAATGGTGGATTCTCGGGTTCGGCGAATGCTGCAGGACCCACTGCTGGTTATGATCCAGTGATTGATTTTAGAAAAAAGGTTCCCAGAAGATTACCAAAACCTTATCGTGATGCTATGAGAGATGAACAGAAGAAGACTAAGAAGTTAAGAGAGATGGTTAGAAACCATCAGATGAAACAACTTCATGAAAGCGGTGGTAAGGTAATCGACCAACTCAAAAAACTAGTTCATGGTGGTGAATCTGGTGCAATTACATTTGACTCTGGTGAGAAGATGCAGATGAATCCTGCTGCTGCATCTAAATTAGTAGACTTATATAGAAATCTAAATGCAAGTAACAGAGTGAAGATGATTAAAACTATTAATAGTTCATCCTCTGGTCTTGTTAAAATACAACAATTCGCTGACTCAAGAGGATAAGACAATGGCCTTCGGTCTAGGAAAAGTACAAGTCCTGGAATCAAAATTAAGTATCTACGAAGATCTTTCTAAAGAAATGCTCTCTAAACTAGAGAATGCAGTAGACAAGATCTCAGAGAATAGTAACCGTGTTGCACTCGTACTTGAAAGACATGAGGCAAGATTAGACGAAGGTGAAAGAACTAACGAAGCGATCATAAAGTTAGTCGAAAGAGTTGAAAAGAAAATTGATCAAGTAGAAGATAGAGTCAATCAACTCTCAAGATTCAGATGGATTGCAGTCGGTATCGGTACTGCTGCAGTTGTAATTCTGAAGTCATCAGAACTCTTTGGATCTCTCCTGTCACTTCCACAAAAACAATTGACAAACTCAGCCATCTATGGTAGCATACCAACAGTCGGTCGCATTATGTAATGAGTTTCATTGACGAGAAATACATCAACTTGTATTCTCCGAGACTTGAAAAGTTTGCTAAAAAGAAGAGAGGTCTGTACAATTTCAGATGTCCCTATTGTGGTGATTCCAAGCGTAACAGGAATCGTGCAAGGGGGTTTTTCTTTCTGAAGGGTGCTGACTACATCTACAAGTGTCACAACTGTGGTGTGGGTAGAACTCTTGCAAACTTCTTGAAAGATCACGACGTTATGCTCCATGATGCTTATGTCATGGAGAGGTTTAAGAATGGAATTACAGGTAAGGGAACCAACACGCCAACGCCAAAATTAGAGTTTGAGAAACCTAAGTTCAAGAAGAACATTCTCTCTACTCTAGACAAAATGGAGGAACTAAATAGTTCTCACCCGGCTGTTGAATATCTAAATTCCAGACGAATCCCGTTGAAAGGATTGTACTACACTGATAAATTTAAACAGTGGACTAACACCCACAAACATACCTTCGAGAGTGTAGATACAGACGAACCAAGAATCATCATACCTCTAATTGCTGATGGTGAAGTGTTTGGTTTTCAGGGAAGATCCCTAAACCCAAAGTCCAAGTTACGCTACATCACAGTGATGTTGGATGACTCCAAACCTAAAGTGTTTGGTTTGAATCGTATTGATACTAAAGAGGTTGTTTATGTCACAGAAGGACCCTTTGACAGTTATTTCCTTGGAAACGCTATTGCTATGTGTGGTAGCGATGTTGACCTCCGCTCTATGGATTATCAGTTCGTTTTCGTCTTCGACAACGAACCCAGAAACGCAGAAATCGTTAAGAAGATTGATGCAGCCGCCAAGCGTGGAGATCAGGTAGTCATCTTCCCGAAAGATATCAAGGAGAAAGACTTGAATGATATGGTCCTTGCTGGACGAGACGTACAAACTATGGTAGAATCAAATACCTATAGTGGACTAGAAGCAACTATTAAACTGACTGAATGGAAACGAGTATGAGCAACGGGATCAAAGTACAGAAAAGAACTGGTGAATTCGAGCCCTTAAATCTCGATAAGATGCATACTATGGTCGAGTTTGCATGTGAAGGACTTGCTGGTGTTTCTGCTTCACAGGTAGAAATGCAGTCAGGTATTCAATTTTTTGACGGTATTACTACAGAACAGATTCAACAGATCCTGATTCGTTCTGCAAGTGATTTGATCACCCTGGAGAATCCAAATTATCAGTTTGTTGCTGCTAGACTTCTGTTGTTTAGTATGCGTAAGTCTGTGTTTGGTGCATCTTGGGCAATTAGTCATACTCATCTTTCTATCCACATTGAGAAGTGTGTTAAGAAAGGTGTCTACGATGACTCAATCATTAATAAGTATACAGCAGAAGAGTGGGATACGATCGACAAGTACATCGATCATGGTCGTGATTTCCTGTTTACATATGCAGGACTTCGCCAAGTTGCCGATAAGTATCTCGTTCAGGATCGAAGCAGTGGAGAAGTCTATGAGACTCCTCAATACATGTATATCATGATCGCAGCGACTTTGTTCCAAAACTATCCAAAGGAAACACGTCTCGATTATGTCAAACGATACTACGACGCAATCTCAAAGCACAAAATCAACATTCCCACACCTGTCATGGCAGGAGTGCGAACTCCACTTCGACAGTTTGCTAGCTGTGTGCTTGTTGATATTGATGACACCCTCGATTCTATCTTTAGCAGTGATATGGCAATTGGCCAATACGTTGCACAAAGGGCGGGAATCGGTATCAACTCGGGTCGCATCAGGGGTATCAACAGTAAAATCAGAGGCGGAGAGGTTCAACACACAGGTGTGGTCCCCTTCCTCAAAAAGTTTGAAGCAACTGTACGATGTTGCACACAAAACGGCATCCGAGGTGGATCAGCGACTGTACACTTTCCTATCTGGCACCAAGAAATAGAGGACATCATTGTACTTAAAAATAACAAAGGGACCGAAGACAACAGAGTTCGTAAACTGGACTACTCGATCCAAATTTCAAAACTCTTCTATGAAAGGTTCATCAAAAACGAAGACATTTCTCTCTTCAGTCCGCACGACGTGCCGGGTCTTTATGATGCTTTTGGCACTGAATCATTTGATGATCTCTATACAAGTTATGAATCTGATGGATCTATTCCGAGAAAGACTATCGGGGCGCAGAAACTGATCCTTGATATGCTCAAGGAACGTGCAGAGACTGGTCGTGTATATCTGATGAATATCGATCACTGCAACAGTCACTCGTCCTTCAAGGACAAGGTGAACATGTCGAACTTGTGTCAAGAGATTACACTTCCGACTGATCCTATCAAACACATCGATGATGATGCTGGTGAGATTGCACTGTGCATTCTGTCTGCTATCAACGTCGGTAAGTTGAAGAACCTGGATGATCTTGAAGAACTCTGTAACCTTGCTGTGAGGGGTCTAGAGGAGTTGATTGACTATCAACAGTATCCAGTTGCTGCTGCAGAACGTTCAACTAAGTATCGTCGTTCTCTTGGTATTGGTTATATCGGACTTGCACATTATCTTGCACGTCATGGTTTCTATTATAGTGAACCACAAGCACATAAACTTGTTCATGATCTGACAGAAGCATTCCAATATTTCTTAATCAAAGCATCTAATGAAATTGCTAGAGAGAAAGGACCTTGTGAAGGTTTCTCACGAACAAAATATGCCGATGGAATTCTTCCGATCGATACATATAAGAGTGATGTAGATGATATTGTACCGAATGAGTTGAACTATGATTGGAATCGTCTTAGGGCATCTATTCTCGAATACGGACTCAGGCACTCAACACTGTCCGCACAGATGCCATCGGAGAGCAGTTCCGTTGTGTCTAACGAAACAAACGGTATCGAGCCACCTAGAGACTACCTGTCCGTTAAGAAGTCGAAAAAAGGGCCTCTTAAACAGATTGTTCCACAATACGGTTCCCTGAAGAGTAACTATACTTTACTCTGGGATATGTCATCTAATGAAGGATATATCAAGATAGTTTCTGTTATGCAAAAATTCTTTGATCAAGCTATCAGTGGTAACTGGAGTTATAATCC